GGCCCTGTTCTGGAGGGGGGGCAACGTATACTACTTTTAAGTATACACGACTCCCCTGGGTACCGTCGTTTTCTGATACAATCGCACCAGTTCGACTGGGCGGTCTTATCAAAGACGTAACTTCAACTGTAGACTCTATTGCTCTTATAATTCAGAACATTAGCTAACTACAATTTTCTAAGGAGGCCAAAATGGCTCTTGATAACATGGCTTACAAAGCCAGTGCAACTGCAATTACCGCAACAGCGGGAATTGCATCTAACCTTTTGTCGATTAATGATGATGGGTCTAAACATGTATTAGCTCTGGGAACAGGCAGTTTTCTGTCTACCCCGTCTGTTACATATACAGCGAGTGCTCCAAAAGCATCTGTCCAATCTCCGTCGGGTTATACCCAACAGAGACTAAACATTGCCTTGAAGACGCCGAAAACTTTGGCTAATGATAAGCTTATCGTTAATATGGGCCGAGTGGAATTATCAACTGATGTTGAAACCACTACTGCCGAAATTGACGAAATGCGTCGTCTTTTAGCCCAGTTTATAACTAGTTCAGCAAGTGATAATTTCTTTCACTCTATGTCCTTAAGTTAACTGGCATTCTCACTGTTATTCATTTTTAGGAAATCTATTATGAAAAATAAGACCCAAAAGTCTCTTCGACTCTCGGAAGACTCGGTTCACGTATGGATGACAACCCTGCGTGAACTTATAAGACGCGATGTTCGTGGATTAGATATTAATCACACTTACAACTCGATTGACATGGAAAGTATATGGGCAGGATGTCTCAAGAAGTTGAGCCCTCCTGCAACGAGTGATAATGCTTCAGAAGCAGCTTTTCAGCTCTTCCTACGTACTAACTCCCATCTACGCGATATCCGGCTTGAATTACCGGTTCACAATCGCTTTTCCAAACTAGAGCATAACATTAACCAGAATTCTCTGGTAAGTGCTAGACTCTGGTGTCATTCAGTACTTGGTGACCTCTCAGTTAATGAGTGGTTTTCCGCCTGTAAAAATTCTGGCGGCTCCTCAATCGGTGTATCATACAATGATACAAGTCCGGAAAACAAATTCCGGTTCCCGATCAGTACTACTATCGAAGCAAAGACTCTCTATACCCAAGCATTATCTCACAATCCTAGATTGTTTGATGCCATTATGAGTCATAATGGCCTGGGGGATATCTCTTTTCGGAAATGTCCTACCAATATGTTTGAGATAGTCGAGTCGTCGCGCGCCACTACAGTCCCAAAAAGCAATGAGATAGCCCGCATGATAGCAATAGAACCC